GATTACACTACTTCTAATAGATCCAGCCCTACACAAATTGGCGTCAATCAAGGTACTAGTTGGATATACATTGCAAAAACACCTGATACGGGAGAATCTTCTTATGCAATTAACAACTTATATCAATTATATAGCTGGGGATTGAACAACTATGGACAATTAGGTCAGTTTAATACTATAAGTTGTAGTAGTCCTGTATTGGTTACTGCTGGACCTGGTCTTTGGACAGCAGTTAGTGCAAACAATATTCAAGCGATGTTCTTGGGATATGATAAATCATTGTGGACTGTGGGATATAACAGTTACTCACAATTAGGTACAGGTGATTTACAATCACGTAGTAGTCCAATACAAATAGGATCAAATATATGGAGCAAAATTTCCATGGGTGTTTCTCATGCAATGGCTCTTGATGGCAATGGATTATTGTATGCTTGGGGCACTAATAACGTAGGACAATTAGGTAATAACGCAACTGTAACTTTATCTAGTCCAGTTATAGTTACTAATTTTAGTTGGAATAGTGTTAGTGCTGGATTTGATACTACTATCGCAATACGTAGTGATGGTAGTTTGTGGACTTGGGGTCAAAACAACTATGGACAAATAGGTAACAATTCAACAGTTAATAGTAGTAATCCAGTACAACTTGGACTATTAAGCTGGAGTCAAGTTAGTGCAGGTTATAGTTATATGGCTGGTGTTGCAGGTAACTCAATGTATATATGGGGTTATAATAACTATGGTCAGTTGGGTCAAAGTGATACTATTAATCGTAGCAGTCCAACACAAGTTGGTACTGGTAATTCAGTATTAAGTCCCATACAAGTAGGTACTAGTTCATGGAGTGCAATTAGTGCAGGACAAAGCCATGTGTTGGCAATACGTAGTGATAGTACACTATGGGCCTGGGGACAAAATAATGCAGGTCAAATTGGTGACGGTACTTTTATCAGTAGAAGTAGTCCAGTACAAGTAGGCATTGGTAATAGTTATACACAAATAAGTGCAGGATTGAATTTCTCTATGGCACTTAATACCAATAAGCAATTACAAACATGGGGTGATAACACATACGGTGAATTAGGATTTGGTTCATACACTGGTCCTAATAATAGTTGGACTCAAATAATTAACGGTGGAACTCATATATTGGCATTGCGTACTGATGGTGCGTTGTTTGTATGGGGCCAAAACAATTACGGTCAATTAGGTTTAGGTGACCTAGCTACACGTAGTAGTCCAGTACAATTAGGAAGCCAAAGTTGGGTAAGTATTAGTGCATACGGTGATGGTACATGGGCTAGTTCAGCCGGTGTGCGTAATGATGGTACAATGTGGACATGGGGTCGTAATGATTACGGTCAATTAGGAACATACGATACATTACCTAGATCAGCTCCCACACAAATTGGTATTGGTAATTCATGGAGTAAAATAGCAACAAGTATCTATCATACAATAATGATTGATAGTACAGGATATTTGTGGGCAACTGGATATAATGCTAGCGGTGAGGTAGGGGACGGTTCTACTACAAATAGAAGTAGTCCTGTACAAGTTAGTTCACAAAGCTGGACATCAGTAAATGCAGGACAAGAAACTAGTTTTGCTATTCGTTATGACGGTAAATTATTTGCATGGGGATTAAACACTAACGGACAATTAGGTTTGGGTGATTCTACATCTCGTAGCGCACCTACAATTGTAGGTAATAGTAGTTGGACACAGGTATATGCACAACAGTTTGCAACATATGCAATACGTGTAGATAATGTATTATTTGGTTGGGGATTGAATACTTCGTATCAATTAGGTATTAATAATGCAACAAGTTATAATAGTCCAATTCAAATTGGTGCTTATAAATGGAATTCAATTGGTGCTAATTTATTGACCAGTGGTACTAATCCAATTACATTTGGTGTAACTAAAACAGGTAATTTATTTGGTTGGGGTTATCAGTCAAATGCATTGGCAAACGCTGCTACTCAGGTTAACTACTCATGGACAGGTGTTACTGCAGGACAAGATCATACTGTATTGATAAGACCTGACAATAGAATTTTTTATGCTGGAGCTAACAATTACGGTCAAGGTCCTGGCCTTACTACTCCATCACCCGTACAATTTACAACATATTCATTTGGAACATACAATGAGTTTTTCTTAAATCAGTTTACTGGTGCAAACAATACATTTGGTGTTAGGTCAGACGGCACATTGTGGGCATGGGGCAGAAATGATTACGGACAGTTAGGTAATAATAGTATTACAAGTTCAGGTTCTCCCACAATTGTTGGTAATGGTATTTTTGCAAACAGTTGGGTTCAAGTTGCTCCCGCTTCAAGTCACACAACTGCTATACGTAGTGATGGTAGCTTATGGGCATGGGGTGATAACTCGTTTAGTGAGTTAGGTGGATTAGTACAATACTCATGGTCAAAAATTGCAACAGGTAATCACACACTTGCTATTCGTAGTGATGGTGCATTATTTGTATGGGGATTAAACAACTGGGGACAATTGGGTGACAATACAAACATAAGTCGTAGTTCACCTGTACAAATCAGTTTATCATCATTCTCTCAAATTGCAGTAGGATGGGATCATTCTGCTGCCATACGCGGTGACGGTACATTATGGATGTGGGGTAGTAATTCATGGGGTCAATTGGGAACAACAGATATCATATCACGTAGTTCACAAGTACAAATAGGTACTAGTAGTTGGTTGACAGTAAGTGCAGGCCCAAGCTATACAGTTGCTATTCGTGGTGATGGTTTATTATTTACATGGGGTCTTAACACCAATGGTCAATTAGGTGATTTGTCAATGACAAATTACTCACGTAGTTCACCTGTACAGATTGGTCTTATCGGTAACAGTAGTTGGAGTCAAGTTAGTGCTGGTGCAAATCACGTAGTAGCATTGAATTATTTTAAAGTATTATATGGATGGGGTGATAATACATTTGGTCAACTAGCACAACCAAACACAACATTCTCTTGGACACAAATAGCGGTTAATAAAAACTCAGGTAGTCATTCAATGGCTATTCGTAGTGACGGTAGACTATTTGGTTGGGGTAATAATAGTTATGGTCAAGTTGGTGATATATCAACAACTAACCGCAGTAGTCCGGTACAAGTTGGTAATCTATCTTGGAAAAATGTTGCAGTAGGTGGAAGTCATACACTTGCTATTCGTAGTGATAACACAATGTGGGGTTGGGGACTAAACAACAACAGTGGTTATCTTGTTGCTGGAAAATTAGAATCTTGGATTCAAGTTTCAGTTGGTTGGTATTTTACTGTAGGTTTACGTAGTGATTATACATTATGGGCTTGGGGATATAATGGATATGGTCAATTGGGAACAAATGATACAAATACATATTATAGTCCAAAACAAGTAGTTGGTAATTATAGTTGGACAAGTGTCGCAACAAATTATTACGGTACAATGGCAATTCGTACAGACGGTACACTATGGGGTTGGGGTAATTCAATTGGTATATCATCAAATAGTCCAATACAAATAGGTAACGCAAGCAATTGGTCTCAGGTGGCATCAACAGTTGCAGGATCTAGTGCAGGGGTTGTAAGTGCATCTGCATATGCAATAGATAACAATGGTTATTTGTTTGTATGGGGTACTAATACTTCAGGTGAATTAGGTACAGGTAATACGCAGAACAGATATGCCGCTCAACCAGTAATTCAAGGTCCTGCAAAATATAAAAATGTATATGGTGGCTGGTTATATGCAATGGCAATTCGTACTGATGGTACACTATGGGGTTGGGGATATAATGGATATGGTCAATTAGGACAAAATAATACAAATTCATATAGCTCACCTGTACAAGTAGGTGTAGGTTTTAGCTGGACACAAATTGCATGTGGAACACTTTTTGCAGTAGGTTTGCGCATTGACGGTACATTGTGGTCATGGGGTTATAACAATGATGGCGAACTAGGAACAAATGATACTATTTCACGTAGTAGCCCTGTACAAATTGGTACTGGTGTATTGAATCCTGTTATTCAAGCTAATGCATATAGTTTAGCATTAAACGGTTCAACTGATTATGTAACTATTAATAGTAGTGTGTTGGGGCAGTTTGCTACTTCAACAACTCCATTTACTATTGAAGCTTGGGTATATCCAACTGCATATAACGGTGGTGCAATTGTAAGTACTAATAATCCTGGTCAAATCCCAATCACATTTGGATTTGGTAGTGCAATTGGAACAGTTGATACAGGGCAATATGTATGGATAGGATATTATAATGGAACTGCTTGGTTTGGAATTATAAGTTCAACAACAAACAGTACAATACCATTAAGTACATGGACACATCTTGCTGCAACATGGTCGGGTTCAATATTGAGTTTATTCATTAATGGTAATTTAGTTGCACAATCACCGCAAAATACATTCCCAATTGGTACCGTATGGAGTACATATACTTCAACAACTCAATTGTATATTGGTCATACTACTTTCGGTAGTTATAATTATTTTAAAGGTTATATTAGTAATTTGCGTTGGGAACAAGGCAATTTAGATACTTCTGTTTATCAAAGTAACTTTACTGTTCCTACTGCTCCTTTACTAGCAGTCAGTGGAACAATACTATTAACATTACAAAACAGTACATTACTAGATAACAGTACTAATACATATCAATTGATACCTAGTGGATCAGCTGCAATGGTAACTTATCCACAACCATTCTATACAAATCTTTCTTGGTTAAGTGTAACAGCCGGTGATAGTCATACAATGGCTGTTCGTGCAGATGGTACATTGTGGGCATGGGGCTTTAATAATTATGGTCAATTAGGTATAGGCAATTTAATTTCACGTAGTAGTCCTGTACAAATAGGTGCATCAACTTCATGGGCTGGTTTAAAAGTTAATACAATAGGTACATCACAATCAGTACAACTTGATGCTAATGGTATAATGTATCTATGGGGTTACAATGGTTACGGTCAATTAGGTGACGGTACTGTTACATCTCGTAGTTCACCTGTACAAGTAAGTGTAGGTCAATACAGTAGTCCAGTTCAAATTGGTGTAGGTTATAGCTGGAGTCAAGTAGCTGCCGGTGATTACCATAGTGCTGCTATACGTAGTGATGGTACACTATGGAGTTGGGGTAATAACAATGTAGGACAATTAGGTCAATCAAATACATATAGTAATTTTAGTCCTATACAAGTATTTGCTTTATCAAATAGTTGGTCACAAGTTAGTGCAGGTGGAAGTCATACACTTGCAATAGATTCTAATAACACATTATGGACTTGGGGATATAATGCTCAAGGTCAATTAGGTGACGGTACTACTACTAATCGTAGTTATCCAATACCAATCGGTGCTACAGGAATTTCAAACTACTCAGCATACAGTATTTTCTTTAATAGTGCATTAAGTCAAACTGTAGCAGTAAGTGGTAGTAATAATATATTAACTCTTGGTAGTGGTAATTTTACAATTGAAGCATGGGTATATCCTATAACCAACAATGGTATAATGGGTATATTCCAAAACTCTAGTCAAGGTTTATTTGGCACTACCATTATAACATTTACAGCTAATGCAACAGTAAATGTGAATTATCTTACTGGTGTATCACAAAGTGCATATTATATAACAGTGGGCGCATCAATTACAGGAACATATATACCTGCAGGTACTATCATAACTGGATTTAATCCAAGTACTGCTACTGTATATATGAACAATTATGCCACTGCAACCGTATCAAGTCAGTCATATACTGTTTATGGTGGTTCAGGCGGTTATGGAACCGCATTGACAACTCTTGCAGTATCTACATTCTATAATAATTGGCAAATATATGCCAACGGTACAATATATACATCTACATATAATTTTAATATCAATCAATGGTATCATGTAGCCTTAGTAAGAAATGCAAATGTAATAAATTTATACATCAATGGTGTTTCTGTAATCACATATCCTGATACTTATTTCTATGGTGGTACATACTTTGGTATAGGTGATCTTAATGGACCTATTAGTTATTTCAATGGTTATATAACCAATGTTAGATATGTTATTGGTTATGGTGTTTATACTGGTACATTCACACCACCTACATCACCATTGACTACTACACAAACTAGTGGAACTAACATTAATGCAATAACATATAATGCACCTACTAATAACTATTATTTGACGTTTAATGGTAGTAATCAATACATAACTACACCAACTACTTTTGTTCCTATTCAAGCTATTGGTACAGCAGATTTTACAATGGAAGCTTGGGTATATCAAACTGCACAACCTGCGTTTTGTGATATCATAACAAACAGAAGTACAGATACAGTTGCAGGTAAGGTTAGTATGGGTTTTAGATACGGTGTTCTTGAATTCTATTCAAATAGTGCAACAGTATTATCTACCAATGTAACAACACCCAATAATGTATGGGTTCATGCAGCCGTTACTAGAATTAGTGGTATTATAAGAGTATTCTTAAATGGAATACAACAAAATGGAACCGCAACATATTCAACTAGTATTCAAGCTGCAACATACGCAGTAGGTGCCACAACATCTGGTACTGAATTTTTCTCAGGATATATTTCAAATGCTCGTGTAGTTTCTGGTACTGGTATTTACTCAGTTAACTTTACTGTACCTAGCAACGCATTAACAACTACACAAAGTGCTACTACGAACATTGGAGCTATAACAGGTGTAACACCTACAAATGGCAATAGTATATTGTTTAATGGTACTTCAGCGTACTTAACAGTTCCAGGTAATGCATTTGTATTTGGAACTAATCCATTCAATATTGAATGTTGGGTATATCCCACAACATTCGCTAATTCACCGGTTATCATTGACAACTTTGTATCAGGACCTAGCGGATCATATACAGTTGGTGAATGGCAATTATATATCAATACTGGTGGAACTCTTATTTTTGCATATGCTACTAGCACAACTGCAATCACAAATGCTATTACATCAGGTACTGTATATGTAAATACTTGGAATCATGTTACTGTTGGTAGAAGTAGCAGTAGTAGTACAATGTATATGTATGTAAATGGTACAGGTACAGGTGCAAGTGGATCTATTAATATTTCAGTTGGTATCAATTTACCTAGCAGTATTGGTAGACAAACATACAATAATACATCATTCTTTACAGGATATATTAGTAATATAAGAATTAATAATGGTAATATAATATACACAGGTACTTATGTAGTCCCGACAAGTCCATTAGCAATAACACAAAATGCTGGTACTAATATTGCTGCAATTACAGGTGGTACAGTATTGTTAACAGGTCAATCTAGTACAATTATTGATAACAGTATAAATGCACTTACTATTACAAATAATGGTGCAACAGTTTCTACTATAGGACCATTTGGTTCAGGAACTATATTACTAGTTGGACAAGCATCAACTATTATTGACAGTAGTGTTAATGCATTTGCTATTACGAATGTAGGTACAGTAACCAATTTGTCACCGGGTCCATTGAATGGTCAATTTGGTACAGCATTATTAACTGCTCAAAATAGTGTATTCAGAGATAATAGTGTAAACAATCTTACAATAACTTCAACAAGCTCACCCGTAGCAGTATATGCTACTCCATTCTCTGGGGTAACATTATTAGGTGCAAGTAGTTGGACTCAAGTTGCTGCAGGTGGAAGCCATAGTGTAGCAATTGCATCTAACATTAGCACAGTATATGCATGGGGATATAATAATTATGGACAATTGGCAAGTAATGATATTGTCAATCGCTCTTCACCAACCGCAGTTGCCGGTGGTTTGTTATCAAATCAAAGTGCACATAGTTATTTGTTTACTGCAGGCTACGGTGGTTTCCCAATTAGCAATACAAGTGCATTAAACTTTACAGCAGGTCAAGCATTTACAATTGAAATGTGGGTATATCCTACTGTTGCAAATAATAATACATATTTCTTTAACTGGGGAACATACAAACAAGCGTATCCTTCAGAAGCTGTTGTGACTATAGGATATACTGGTGCAACTATCTATATCAGTGGTGGAAGTAATACAACTTCAACAAGTTATGCATTAAGTTATCCTAGCTCAGTTACACTAAGTGCAAACACTTGGTATCATATTGCATTGGTTCGTACTGCTGCTAATCTTACTACAGTATATTTAAATGGCGTAGGTGGAACTCCGGTTACTGTAGCCGGCGCAGCTCAGCCGTTAAGCGCACGTTATGATTTAGCTAGCCCCAATGGTATGTGGTTTGGTGTTAATACTACTAACCAAACATCATTTAGTCCAGCAACATACACAGGCTACATAAGTAACTTTAGATATACTCAAGGTACTGCGGTGTATACTGCAAACTTTACAGTTCCCACTTCACCTTTAGCAACTACACAAACTGCAAATGCAAATGGTAATCCTAGTGCAGCTATTGCAAGTGGTGTTAACTTGTTAACATTTGATACTGCAACAATAACACAGTTAACTAGTGATAATATTGGTTGGGTATTGGTATCAGGTTTTGTTGGAACTCTTGAATCATATGCGTTCCCAAATTCATTTACAGGTGTAACATATGCTTCTGGTGTAGGATTGTCAGCAACATTTATTAGTGCTGGACAATATCATACTATTGCATACTCAACTGCAAATTCATTATTAGCATGGGGTATGAATACAACTGCACAATTAGGTGACGGTACACAAGCTAATCGTAGCAGTCCAGTACAAGTTACTAGTGCACAAAATACATTGTCAAATACAAATGCATATAGCACAAGTTTGAATTGGGGTTACTTAGGTACAACCGCAGTGCCCGCAAACTTTGGATTTAATAACTTTACAATTGAATCTTGGATTTTCTTCCCAATACTACCTGCTTACAATATAAATCTAATGAGCAACATTGGTCAATATGACAACAATGGTTGGACTCTTGCATTAAACACAAATAATTATTTTGTATTTGGATTCCAAGGCACAGGTACTACTACACAATCAGGTGTTAACTCATCTGGTTCTTGGACTTATTCTATAACTACATCTACTGCCCCAACAGTCAATGCATGGACGCACGTTGCGGTAGTACGTAACAATACAACAATTACATTATTTGTAAATGGTACAAGCGCAGGTACTGTAGCAGTAGCTGGATCACTAGAACAAGGTTTGAATAATGGGTTCTATATTGGCTATTATCCATATATGGGTGGGCAATTAGGTAACAACACTATCCCTGCGTCTGGTCCCTTAGCAATTGCAACCGGTGCAGGCTCAAATGTATACATGGGTAATTTCTATTATTCTAATGTACGTTTGGTAAACGGCGTTGCAGTTTATACAGGTACATTTACTGTACCAACAAGTCCACTAACAGCTATTCAAAATAGCGGTACAAATATTAGTGCAATTCTAACTGGACAAACTACATTATTAACATGTCAAAATAGTACTATTGTTGATAATAGTGCATATGGTTATCAAATATTCTTAGGTGGTAATCCTGCAAGAACAACACTACTAAGCCCATTCAGTTCTTACGTAACAGTTGTTCAAAGTTCATGGACTACTGTAAATGCAGGTAGTAGTATGACAATGGGTATACGTAGTGATGGTACATTATGGGGTTGGGGATACAACAACGTAGGACAGCTAGGTGAAATAACAAACTTCAATCGTAGTACAATGATTCAACTAGGTGTTGGTCAAGGCACAAATGTAAATCAAACACTATTGTCACCAGTGCAAATTTCAACTAAGAGTTGGACTCAAGTTAGTGCAGGTAATCAATTCAATGTAGGTATTGATAGTAATAACTTATTGTGGGGTTGGGGATACAATGGCTACGGACAATTGGGTGATGGTACAATAATCAATCGTAGTAGCCCAGTGCAAATTGGTTCTAGTAGTTGGACTCAAGTAAATGCAACATATAGTAATACTGTTGCATTGCGTAGTGATGGTGGATTATTTGTATGGGGTAGCAATACATACGGAATGATCAATGATGATACAATTTACAGTAGAAGTAGTCCTGTACAAGTAGGTAATGCAACATTAACTAATACAGGCAATTATAGTGTATTGTTTGGTAGTTCATTCTTACCTACTACTAACAGTATGGATTATTTTGGTGTAAGTTTAATAGCACCATTTGCAAGTAATTTTGGTTCTAATAATTTTACAATTGAATTTTGGGCATTCCCTGTTAACTTACCAACTGCAGCATGGATACCAATGGTTAGTATTGGTACTGCCGGTTCGATTGGTGCGGAAATTCGTATTGGTCAAAATATTAACTCTGCTGGACTAGGATTTTTAGTACCAAATAGCGGAACTGATATTTACGCCGGATATGGTGTAATGGGTATTAATCAATGGACTCATCTTGCATTGGTTCGTTCTAGTGCTAGTTCAACAATATTATACAGTAATGGTGTTGCATTAGGTACACAAGCTGTAAATTACACATTTCCTAATATTGGTTGGATACGTATTGGTGCAGATCCTTATGCGGACGGAACATTCAATGGGTATATTAGTAATCTACGTATTGTATTGGGTCAAGCATTGTATACACCTACAAGTGTAACCGCAGGTACACAATATTTTAATCCTCCAACACAGACATTGACACGTAATACTGTTGGAACAGGTGGTACAAATGTTGCAACTGCAATTACAGGTCAAGTGACATTACTAACATGTCAATCAAACACATTTGTAGATAATAGTATATACAATAATCCATTGACCTTAACTAAGAATCCACAGATAAGTTCGTTTAATCCATTCAATAATAATTACTATAGTGGTCAATTTAATGGTTCTACTAACTATCTAAGTATGACAAGTGGAACTAGTTTACAATTGTCAGGTCAAACATTTACAATAGAAGCATGGATATATTTGACTTCATATACACCTGTATATGGTTCAAACTATTGGGTTAATATTTTAAACACTTATGCAGGTAGCACCAGTGGTTATGAGGTTGATATTACAGGTACTGCTAGTAGTTATACTGCATTACAGTTTATATCTAAAACATCAGGTACTGCAACAAACACAGTATCTAAAGCATTTACATTCTCATTGAGTACATGGTATCATATTGCTATTACTGCAAGTGGAACTACAATGACAATGTATGTCAATGGAACTTCAATTGGAACTGCTACTATAACAACTTGGACTGATACAACAACAATGTATATTGGTTCAACTAATATAGCAAGTGCACAATACTGGTTCCCTGGTTTTATTAGTAATTTAAGAATTGTTAAGGGTGTTGCAGTTTACACTGGAACATTTACATTACCTTCAAATCAATTGACTGCTATTCAAAGTAGCGGTACAAACATATCTGCATTAACATATGGTCAAACACAGTTATTGACATTACAAACAGGTGGTATTGTTGATTTAAGTTACAATCAAACACCTATTACTAATAACAATAATGTTCTTACAAATAACTATATTGTTCCTCCTGTCTTCTTAAATGTTAACAACTACACTGGTTACAGTTCTTATACTTCAATTGGTGCAGGTATTAACAATGCACTCACTATACGTAATGATAATACAATTTGGGGTTGGGGATATAACTGGTATGGTCAATTAGGTAATGGTAATATTTATAATCAAAACTTCTTATACCAATCAGTTACTATATCACCTACTCAAGTATATACTGCTTATCCAAAATTACAACCAAATAGATTGTCTAACACAAGCAGTTGGTCAGTTATTGGTGCTGGATTGTCACATACATTAGCAATAAGAACAGATGGTACATTATGGGGTTGGGGTTATAATGGTGTAGGTCAATTGGCTAACACAACAACACAACCTGCATTGACATTTGCGCAACCAACATATGGTAGCTCTGGTTATTTCAATGTAGCACTTACTGCTTCAAATGCATTGTGGGTATGGGGTTATGGTTTATGGGGTAACTTAGGATTTATCAATGCAGCTGGTAGTATATCTACTCCTCAATTATCAACATATGGTAATAGTTGGTCACAACTTAGTGCAGGCGATTATCACGTATTGGCAATTAAACCTAGTGACAAGAGTCTATGGGTTTGGGGTTATAATAATGCAGGGCAGTTAGGTGACACTACAACGACATCACGTAGTAGTCCAGTACAATTACATACTGGTAGTTGGAATCAAGTATATGCAGGGGTAAGTTGGTCATCAGCTATTCGTAATGACAATGCAGTATTTGTATGGGGTGCTAATACATACGGTGAATTAGGTGATAACACTAATGTATCTAAGAGTAGCCCAGTTATGATTAGCGCACAATTATATCCAAGTGCACCTAACGTTGCAAATCAATATAGCACGTACTTCAATGGTAGTACAGGTTATTTAACAGTACCTACAAACACTGTATTCTTATTTGGTACAGGTGATTACACAGTTGAAGCTTGGTTATTCCCAACATCAAGTAATGCTACTATGACATTCTTTGGTGGCGGTGTAGCAAATACCCCGGTCTTTAGTATTACTGCATTAACTGCTATCGTTGTTAATCCATATGGTACTGCAGCAGTTAACGGATCACAAGGTTGCACTCAACCTTATGTATTCAATACATATACATGGTATCATGTGGCATTTACAAGACAAAGTAATATAACTAGAATATTTGTTAACGGTGGTCAAATTGGATTGAATGTAAATGATCCAACTAGCTATGTACAGGGTGCAATGGGCATCGGTGCAACACAAGCTGCATCGCAATTCTTCCCTGGATATATTAGTAATCTAAGAGTCATTAAAGGTCAAGCATTATATACTGCTACATTTACAGTACCTACTAGTGCACTCACCAATAACACAGTTGGTACTAGTGGTACAGGTGTTGCATCAAGCATTACAGGAACAGTTGCATTATTAACATGTCAAAACTTTACTCCATACGACAATAGCGGTAATAGCTTTGTCATAAGTATGTTTGGTGTTACATATGGTACATATGCATATAGCCCATTTGCTTATCCATATTATCCAACATTCTATAACAATAATCCTAATGCAGGCGGACCATTATTATCTGGATTGCCAAGTAACTCATTGGGTTATAGTCAACAATATAACTTTGCTACAGGTGGTAGCAATGTAGCAACAAATTACAATTATGATTATCTAAGTATTAATCAAACTAGTGTGTTGAATATAGGTACAACAGGTACATTTAATTTCACATTTGAATGGTGGATGTTTACTCCTGCATTTACATATCAAATGGGATTATTTGGTAAACGTGCAAACGAAAGTGCTTATGCACCATTCGTGATATATGTTAATACAAGTGGACAAATTATTGTTTCAATGTCAACAACTGGAACAACATTTACACCAAGCGCATTAACATCAACAATATCAATGCAAACATACATATGGTATCATGTTGCAGTAGTACGTAATGGAACTGCAGTCAATATATATTTGAATGGTATAAGTGTTGCTAGTGGTACTATTAATAGCGGTGCTTTGATGACTAATACTAACCAAATGGTTATTGGTATTGACAGTTCTGCATGGAGTGCGGATCACCCATATAGCGGATTCTTGACGAATATTCGTGTTATTGATAATCAAGCATTGTATACTGCTAACTTCAATGTAAACATTACACCTATCACATCACCGACAACTATTGTTAATACTGGTGCAGGTGTTGCTGGAAGTATTACAGGTTCAGTTGTATTATTGACTGCACAGAACAATACATTTATTGATAATAGTAGTAATGCATTAACATTAATACAAAATCATACATTAACAACATCAACACGTACACCATTTACATCATTGTATAACACATCATGGAAACAATTGGTATCAGGTAAATCACATACTGTTGCATTACGTAGTGATGGATTATTATTTACATGGGGTTATAACCCTGACGGTGAATTAGGTGACGGTTCTGTAATTAACAGAAGTAGCCCAGTGCAAATTCCATCAGGAAGTTGGACACAGATATCAACACAAGATTATACTGTATTTGCTATCAATACAGTTGGTCAACTATGGGGTTGGGGATTACAAAATAATGGTCAGTTAGGTGATAATACTAATACACCACGTAGTTCACCTGTACAGATTGGTGTAGGAAGTAGTTGGAATTCAGTTTACTCAGGTAGTTCATTCTCAGTTGCTATTCGTAGTGATGGTACACTATGGGGTTGGGGCTTGAATGGATATGGCCAACTGGGATTAAACACTACCAACGGCATGTCTTCTCCTGTACAAATTAGCGCCAGTTCTTATACTCAAGTTATGACAGGTGCATCACATGTTGTAGTACAACGTAGTGATGGTACATTGTGGGCTTGGGGTTATAATACTGACGGTGAATTGGGTGACGGTACTACGGTAGCTAGAAGTAGCCCGGTACAAGTTATATCAGGATTAATCTATACTAGCTCGCCGGTACAAATTTCAACTAGCAGTTGGATTGCAGTATCTGCAGGTGATAGCCACTCAGTAGCATTACGTAGTGATTATACTATATGGGGTTGGGGCAGTAACATGTTAGGTCAATTAGGTATTACTGGCTCTACATTGAGTACAGCAGTTATTGGCGGAGGAGCTTCATTTACTGCATTCATCAACGGTGATGGTAGATTGTGGACTTGGGGAAATAACGGTAACGGTCAATTAGGACAACTCAATACATCTACATATAGCTCACCGGCAGTAATAGGATTCTATAGCTGGACATCATTAAGTGTTGGACAATCTCACATGTTGGCAATACGTAGTGACAGCACACTATGGGCATGGGGATACAATGGTGTTGGTCAATTAGGTACAAATGATACCGTATCACGTAGTAGTCCAGTACTAGTTAACACAAGTACTTGGAGTCAAGTTGCAACATACAACAGTCATACATTAGCAATACGTAGTGATGGCACATTATGGGGCTGGGGTAGTAATAACGTCAATCAATTAAGTTTGTCTTGGGCACAAATTCAAGTAGGATTTGATGGACATATAAATGCATTGCGTAGTGACGGTACACTATGGGGCTGGGGTTATAACAATGTTGGACAAATTGGTAACAACAACACAACTAATTATAGTGTGCCTCAAGCAGTTTACGCTGCTAACTATAATAATCTAAAAGTAATACAATTTAGTGTTGGTGGTAGTCATACTGCAGCTATTACAAGTGATAATAGATTATGGACTTGGGGTAGTAATAGTTATGGACAATTAGGCGTCAATGGTGGAAATCAAACTATACCAACCAATATCAGTGGTAGTTGGACACAAGTAACTGCTGGTTTATATCATACGTTAGGTATTAAAACTGACGGTAGTGTATGGGCCTGGGGTAATAACACATATGGTCAAGTTAGTGATATAACTTATAATAACAATGACGGTATTAGTGCACAGTTGAATTATAGATCAGGGCCAGTTCTTGTTGCACCACTTGGAACTAGCTTACCTAATCCATTGTCATATAGTGTGTTCTTTAATGGTGTTAGTGATTGGGTACAATTCCCACTGAACGCAACCACTCAATTAAGTACATTTGACTTTACAGTTGAATGTTGGGTTTATATACCATTCAAATATCAAAGTAGTCAATGTATTTGGAGTAATTACGCAACTCAAGCAAATGCGGCCTCAATGTCATTGTGGGCTACAAATTCTAGTATTACTGCTACAGGTTATGCATTATGGATTAACAGTAATTGGTATATAGCAACAACTGCAAATGTGATATATGCACAATGGACACATTTGGCAGTTGTACGTAATGTTGGTAATGTAAACATATATGTTAATGGTGTAGCAGCAGTGGGCGGTGGTCCAGCGTCATTACCAAGTGTCTCAGTTAATGGTAACGGAAGTTATTGGACTATTGGAAATGATGGTACAAGTGTAACTACTAGCAGCTTCTTTGGATTCATCAGTAATTTTAGAATTATCAAAGGACAAGCTATCTATGGAAATGGTCCATTGAACATAGCCTCTATGGATAACTACTTTATACCAAGTACAACTCCATTGACAACAAGCACTGTAGGTGCAACTGGTTCAGGCGTTGCAAATGCTATTACAGGCACTGTCATTATTTTAACATTACAAAATAATTATTTTGTTGATAATAGTATTAATAATTTCCAAATTTCAACTATCCCACAAGGTAGTTCAGGATCAGCGTTCTATGTATATACACCAAGCCCAACAATCAGAGCTTGGAGTCCTTTCTACACTAGTCGTTGGAATGCAAGTAAAGTAATTGCAGGTAATAGTTATTCAATGGTTATTGATACTACTAACAAACTATGGGTAATGGGTAATAATCAACTAGGTCAATTGGGAACAAATGACACAGTAAACAGATATCAATTGACTCCATGGAATGGTAGCTATACTTATTCTACAACAGGGTATAGTTTAGATTTCAACGGTAGTAATTATTTAACTGCTACTGCAAGCACATTTACGTTTGGTGCAGCTAATTTTACAATTGAGTTTTGGTGTTATGTAACACGTTACAATACTACAATGGGTATTCTTGGTAAGAGAGCATCTGAATCAGCATTTGGTCCATTCAATATTACAATGAGTAGCACTGGTGCTATTATTGTTAATATGTCAAACAATGGTACTACTTATGCAGTAAGTGCATTGACATCAAACATTGTAGTACCTTTATTCACATGGACACATTTTGCTGTTACAAGAGTTAGCACAACTGTGTACATGTACATGAATGGTATATTAATGGCTAATACAGGCACAATATCAGGTGCATTAACAACTAATATTGCTAGTTTAAGTATTGGTATTGACAGTAATACACCAGCAACTAATAATCCATTCAATGGTTTAATATCAAATATGCGTTTGACTGATGGTCAGGCATTGTACACAGGTACTACTGCAAACATCAATTACTTTACATATACTCCAATAGCACCGTTCACTGCAAGTACTGTTGGTGTAGTTGGTGCAGGCGTTGCTGGTAGTTTAACAGGTATCGTACAATTATTAATTGGTCAAAATGCAACAGTTATTGATAATAGTACAAATGCATATACATTTACAAATGTAAGTAATGTAACAACATTGAATAGCGTACCATTCGCTAACTTGTACACATACACAACTGACCCAACTAGTTGGACACAGATAAGTGCTAGTTTCACCGGACACAATCTTGCAATCAAATCTAATGGTACATTATGGGTTTGGGGTAATAATTTTGCTGCTGAATTAGGATTGGGTGACCAATTCAATCGTAGCTCACCTGTACAATTAGGCACTAGCTCATGGACAAGTGTAAGTGCAGGTGCTAATTATAGTACTGCAATAGACATTAACAATAAACTATGGGCTTGGGGCGATAACACATATATTCAAACAGGTATACAAAATACACAATATCTATCTTGGACAACTGTATCACTTGGTGGTAGTGCAAAACATAGTGATGGTACATTATGGTCTTGGGGTGATAACAGATATGGACAGTTGGGATACTCATATTCAAATACAACTAACTTGATTTCTCGTAGTAGTCCAGTTCAAATTAACACAGGGTTAGGATTACCAACAAATCAAGCCAGTGTAAGCTGGTCACAAATCAGCACATCTATTAGTCATAGTTTAGCTATACGTAGTGATGGTACACTATGGAGTTGGGGTAGTAATTCATGGGGTCAATTGGGAACTGGTGACTTTGGTATTCGTTATGCACCAACACAGATTGCAGTTAATTATAACATAAGTAATCCTACTGCATACAGTACGTTCTTCAACGGACCTAATGGTGATTATTTAACAGTTACTAACACAACGTTTGTATTAGCAAATTCATATCAACCATTTACAATAGAAGGTTGGGTATATCCAATCACTAACAACGGTGGTGCTATTTTAACTGAAGACGTTGCATCAACTATTAACTTTACATTAGCATTTGGTAGTGTGATAGGTAATACAGATACTGTTGCTAACTATGTATGGTTTGGATCTTGGAATGGAAGTCAATGGATAAACTCAGTTATATCACCATTCCAAATTCCATTGAATCAATGGTCACATATTGCAGGCGTATTCAATGGATATAGTTCTCAATTATATGTAAACGGCATATTGGTTGCAACACAATTGTCTACTAGTGGTTGGTTGTCAGGTACTGCATCATCAGCAATTTATATTGGCCGTCGTTGGGATACATCAGGTAATCCATACTTCAATGGTTATCTATCAAATGTTCGTATGGTAATTGGTGTAGCAGTATACACTGGAAACTTTACTGTACCGACAAGTCCATTGACTGTAACACAAAGTGCAGGAACCAATATCAGTGCAATTACAGGTACACAAACTAAACTATTAGTATGTCAAAACGGTGGTTTCTATCTTGATAATAGTACTAATGCATATCAGGTTACTAGATCAGGTACACCATACATGACTGCATTTACACCGTTCACATCAACTGTTACTGTAACTGCATTAAGCAATTGGACACAAGTTTATGCTGGTAGCAGTCATAGTGCAGCTTTACGTAGTGATGGTAGCTTATGGACTTGGGGTCTTAATAATGCAGGTCAATTAGGTATAGGTGATACAAATCAAAAGTACACACCTCAAATGGTAGGCGCTACAACGTTGTCAGCTAGTACTGCATATAGTGTATGGTTTAGTCCATTCACAAATGGTTATATTCAAATTGCAAATAGTACTCCATTGACACTAGCTGGTATCAGTTGGACAATTGAAGCATGGGTATATCCAGTTAACTTTACGGCAGCTTCAATTATATATAGTAAAAGAGTTGCAAGTAGTGCAACAACAGAAATACAATTGTATTTGCTTGTGACAACAGGTTATATCAGTGCATATAATGGAACAACTACATACAGTTCAACCAGTGCACCTCTACTAAACACATGGAGTCACATTGCTTATACCTATGATGGTACTACAATTTATTTCTACTTGAATGGAGTATTTGTATACTCATCAGCAGTTACTATTACTGCAAGAGTTACTCCTATTACTATTGGAACAGAATTAAGTGGTAGTTTCAATCAATTATACATGTCTAATTTACGTGTAACAAACGGTCAGCGTTTGTACACTGGAACTACGTTATATACACAATATTTTACTCCAAGTTTAACAACTCCATTAACAACAAGTACTGTTGGTGCAACCGGTTCAGGTGCAGCAAGTAGTATTACAGGTACAGTGGCTTTGTTGACATTGCAAAACAATACATTTAAAGATAACAGTAGCAACAACTACACATTAACACCAGTTAGTGTTGTAACATCAGCATTTACACCATTCTATGGAGTAACACCAAGCGGTCAAAGTTGGACTCAAGTTGGTGTAGGTGCAAGCAATATGGCTGCAGTTCGTAGTGACAATTCATTATGGGCATGGGGTTACAATGGTCAAGGTCAATTAGGCACTGGTGATATTTTACCTCGTACACAGGCCAACCCAGGCACTGGTAATAGTTTACCTACTGATGCAAGTTCTTATTCAGCAAGTAATATCTTAACTAGAAATGGTACCACATTCATGACATCTGTCACACAGTACGGTATCACTACTCTTGCTACACCATTTGCTACACCAGGTAGCACTGGATTTAGTTCATACTTTGACGGTACAACAGGTTATTATACAATACCAACATCAACTCAATTGAATCTTAGTTCTGCAACTGCATGGACAATTGAAGCATGGGTTTATTGGACTGGTATAAATGCAAGTGCACAAATTTTAGAAAAAGATGGCGTATTTAGTACAAGTAATGTACAATACGGTCTTCAAATGAATGGTAGTGGTTATGTTGCACTATATATAGGCTCAGGTAATGGAGTAACATCTATACAAAATATAGCATCAAACACGTTATTACCATTGAATCAATGGGTACATGTAGCTGGTGTATTAAATTCAGCAACATTGTATTTGTATCAAAATGGTATACAAGTAGCTACTGCTGCAAAAACAGCAACCATAACTGACGGTGGAAAAGCAGTATACATTGGATATCAATCTGGTCAATCTACTGCAGGTTTCTGGAGTGGTTATATCAGTAATGTTCGTATTGTAAACGGTGTTGCAGTTTACACAGGTACATACACAGTGCCAATCACACCGCTAACAATCTCTCAATCTAGTAGCACAAATATTAGTGCAATACTTTCAAGTCAGACTAGCTTGTTAACATTACAAACAGTCCCTGGTACTTTATCAAATTGGACTCAAGTAAGTTCAGGTGATAGCCATACTGTTGCAGTTCGTAGTGATAATACACTATGGAGTTGGGGTAATAATAATTATGGACAAGTAGGTGATGCTACTGTCACACTACGTAGCTCACCTGTACAGGTTAGTGCATCTGTGACTACCAATGCATATGTATGGAATTTCACTAGTTCTGGTTATTATTTGTATATGGTTAATCCTAACTTTAATGTTAGTAACGCATCTACACAGTTCTGTTTTGAATTCTGGGTATTACCTATATCAAGTGGAGGAAACTTTTTGGCAATTGGTAATGGCGCAGCATACGGTAATTCAATAGCTTTTTACTGGTCAACTAATTATTTTACATTTAATCAAGGCAACGGTTCTAATGGTTATGTAATTTCACTAAGTAGTAATGCAGTATATCCGGCTAACGTATGGTATCATCTTGCAGCTACAAAAGATAATACTGGTACAGTAAGATTATTTGTCAATGGTAATTTAGTTGCGTCCGGAGTAAATACTTCTACTACAATACCTGCAGGTACTACATTAGTAATCAATGGTTTATATGATAACGGTGGTTTAGGCAACAGCGGTAGTAACATGTCAATGTCTAATTTACGTGTTGTAATCGGTAATCCAGTGTATACTGCAAATTTTACACCAAGTACTATTCCATTGACCGCAACACAGAGTGCAAATGTATATGGATCTCCTAGTGCTGCAATTACTAGTGGTCAAACAGTATTGCTAACTGCACAGAATCCAACTTATATAGATAACGCATTCTTCTCATTTACATCAGTTAATGGACCAACATATTCAGTTTCATCTAATAATTTATATCCATTCCCTACAACTTCATTTACTTCATTGTCTTGGACTCAAGTAAGTGCAGGTCAATCATATACGGCTGCACTCACAACTACAGGCACTGCATATACATGGGGATATAATGCTAACTATAGTTTAGGTAATGGTAATAATACTAATATGTCATTGCCGGTACAAGTGTCTAGTCCAGGTGCATTATCAACTACTAGTTCAAGTAGCTATAGTTTATATTTTAGTGCTAATCTTGCGGCCAATCAAAACGCAGCATATACATCAAGTAATGCAAATATAATGATACCTATAGCTTCAACAACATTTACCATTGAAGCTTGGGTCTATCAAACACAATTTAATGGCGGCGGTAGCGCTACTAGTTACTATCCATATATGATTATGGATGGTACATATACAACTAGTAATGCTAATTGGTCATTTGGTCCAAACTATCTTGGACAATTACAGTTTTATTGGTTGAATCCATCGTCAACACAATTCTTTGCAACAGGTAATACTGTTATGAATGTATGTACATGGTATCATATCGCAGTATCAGTAAATAACAATGCTATATCATTGTATGTAAATGGTGTATTACAGACGATAACAGGTACAAGTACACTGACTGCTAGACCAAGCACAACCAATACTTATAGTTTAGGTTGTATTTACAGTGGTACAACATATAATTATTGGAACTTCTATGGATATGTAAGTAATTTAAGAATTACAAATAATATTGCAGTGTATACAGGTAATTTCACTCCACCTACAGGTCCTTTAACTTTAACACAACCTAGCAGCACAAATATTAGTGCTATCCCTTCAGTTGGTTATGTATTGTTCATGACAGGTCAAGCATCGTCAGCAATTGATACTGGTCCATATCGTGTAGGATTTGGTATAGGTGCAGGGGTTAGTGTAAAATCATTGACACCATTCTATAACAGTAACTCTTATCCAACAGTATCATGGACTCAAATTGTAGCAAATTACAATTATTTCATGCATGGTATAACAAGTACAGGATTGTTATATGGTTGGGGTCTTAACAATTATGGTCAGATAGGTGATAGCACTAATACTCAGTATCGTAGTTTCCCTGTACAGATTGGTTTAGATAATTATTATAGATATATTTCAAGTCCAACACAAGTCGGTACAAGTAGCTGGAGTCAAGTAAGTGCAGGTGGAAGTTTGACTGCATTAATTCAATCAGTTGGTGGTACTAATTATGGATACATGTTAGGTAGTGACGAGTATGGACAGTTGGCTACATCATATTTAGGTATAACATCTCCTTATATATCAAATGCGTTGAATAGTGTAATAGCATCGTCACCAGTACAAATACCTTATGGTACTAGTACAGTAAGTTCACCCGTACAAATCGGTACATCAAGCTGGACAAGTATTTCAGTTGGTAATAGCTTTAGTTTAGCGATTCGCACAGACGGTACATTATGGGGCTGGGGTGATAACTCATATGGTCAATTGGGACAAAATGATATTATTAATCGTAGCATAATTACACAAATTAGTTCTAGTAGTTGGAAACAATTAACAACAAGTGATTATACAACTGTCGCTATACGTAGTGATGGTACATTATGGGCCTGGGGTCAAAATAGTACATATGGTCAATTAGGAACAAATGATATTATTAATCGCAGTAGCCCAACTCAAATTAGCACAAGTAGTTGGATATTTGTAAGTACCAATAATCCAGGTTCAATAGCTATACGTAGCGATAACACATTATGGAGTTGGGGTTATAATGGTAATGGACAATTAGGTGACAACACAACTACTAATCGCAGTAGCCCAGTACAAATATCAGTACCTAGTGGTAGTCTAACAACAGTAATAGGTAGTATTGCAATGGGCAATGGTGCTACTGTTGTGATGAATGGTGGTTTACCTTACGTTATAGGTACTAATACAGCCGGTGCATTAGGTTTAGGTACCAATTATGTACCTGCTGGAACTTCATCTCCTGTACAGTTAAACACAATGAACATGTTTACTAATGCTCCATATACCATGTTCACAAGTCCAACACAAATTATGTCAGGATCTTGGAATCAAATTGCTGCAGGTCTATCACATACATTAGCAATACGTAGTAGTGATGCTAGTTTATGGGCCTGGGGATATAATGCAGCATATCAAGTAGGTGATTTAACAAACTATTCTAGAAGTAGTCCAGTACAAATCAGTACTAGCTCATGGTCTAGTGTAAGTGGCGGTGGTAGCCATAGTGTAGCATTAACAGGTGGTTTATTATATGCATGGGGTTATAATGCTAATGGACAACTTGCTTTAGGTAGTACTGCTCAATTAGGTACTAGAATAACACAAAGTAGCCCAGTACAAGTACCAACACAATATACTTCAATTACTACATATGTAAGTGTGCCAATACAAATTAGTTCATCAAGTTGGACATTAGTAAGTGCTGGTATCAGTAATGGTATTGTTACAGATACAACTGGTTTGTTATGGGGTTGGGGAAGTACATCAACAGGTCAAATATATCAAAATGGTTTACCAGCTGGAAGTGCAAACAACTCTAACATCACTACAATGGCTGCATTTAAGCAAACATATGCTCAAATACCACAATCAGTTGGTACCAGCAGTTGGACATCTATTGCAGCCGGTTATAGACATGCACTTGCAATAGATATCAATAACAGATTATTTGGATGGGGCAACTATGCAGGTACTGTACCAGCAACAATTCCTTATTCATGGGCACAGATTGCATCAGGTTGGAGTCATACATTGGCTATCAAAGGTGATGGTACAATGTGGGCTTGGGGATTAAATACAAGTGGTCAATTAGGTACAAACAATCTTACAAATGTTGTGAGTCCAATACAAATAGGTGTTGGTAGTAGTTGGAACGCAGTAACTGCTGGTTCATCTCATAGTGCTGCTATTCGTAGTGATGGCGTATTATTCACATGGGGTGACAATACATATGGCCAATTAGGTGATAACACTAATATTGCAAAAAGTTCACCTATACAAGTTGGATATACAATTACTAATGCATCTAACACTAACATCTACAATACTTCATTTAATGGAAGTACAGATTACTTAACTATAAATCAAACAACTAACACAGATTTAGGATCATTAAACTTTACATTAGAGTTTTGGATTTTACCAAAAGTTGCAGCAACTACACGTGTCATCACTAAACGTATTCCAAGTGCATACAGTTCTGGATCTTGGAGCGTAACATATAATGCCAATGGTTCTATCAGTTGGTCACAAGTAACGTATCCAGAAGTCTTTACTGCAACGACAGCAGGTGGAGTACCGTTGAATACATGGACACATGTAGCAATAGTTCGCTTGTCTGGTGTAACAGAATTATATATCAATGGTAAGATGCAAGCATTTGTAATTGACAATACTGTTTATAGTATTGCTGCAACATTGTATGTTGGCACTGATCCTACAATCAATTACTTCAGTGGTTTGTTAACAAATGTTCGTATTGTAAAAGGTACTGCCGTGTATACTTCAACATTTACACCACCCACAAGTCCACTAACATTGATAACCAATACTACACTATTCATATGTAGTGCTTCTAGTGTAACAAATGATAACGCTGGTAATACTATTACTAAGAACGGTAATCCTGTTACAAGTATAATGCCTAACCCATTCACTAGCTATATATCCAATACATCTTGGGCACAGGTAAGTGCAGGATTTAGTCATACATTAGCTATTACAACAACATATGCACTATTTGGTTGGGGATATAATGTATATAGCCAAGTGGGTGATACAACAGCTACTAATCGTAGTAGTCCAGTACAAGTGAGTTCAGATAATAGTTGGATTCAAATTGCTGCGGGCGATCTCTTTAGCGTTGGACTACATTTGGATAGTACTGCATGGGGATGGGGATATAATGGATATGGTCAATTAGGTTATGGCCTTCCAACTAATTCACCAATACAACTTGGTGCATTACCTGGACAATTAAAACCAGCTACTTATAGTAAAGTTGCAGCTTCAACACAAACTATTTATTTACTAAGAAGTGATGGTAACTTATTTGGTTTAGGGTACAATGGATATGGTCAATTAGGAAATAACAGTACTACCAATGCAAGTAGTCCTGTACAGGTTGGTGCAATATGGAAAAATATAGTTACTTCAGGTCCAGTATCTGGCGCAGTTGCAGGTATTAAATTTGACGGTACTGCATGGGTTTGGGGCCAAAATAACTATGGACAATTGGGACTTAACAACAATGTAAGTTATAGCTCACCTGTACAAGTTGGAACCAATCTAACTAATGTACCTAGTGGACTAAGCTTTGTTGCATTTGGCTTGTATAGTGGCTTCTTACAAGATAAGTATGGTACACTATATGGCACAGGTTATAACACTACAGGTGTATTAGGTACTAATGATACAAATAATCGCAGTGCTCCAGTGCAAATCACTGCGGTGTATGGTGCAAGTAGCCCAGTTCAAATTAGTACAGGTACAAGTTGGATACAAGTTAGTGCCGGTAATGACATTAGTTTTGCAACTAACTCAAGTAATGTATTGTATGCTTGGGGACGTAATGATACTTCACAAGGCGGTACTGCAATCAATAGTTCATTCATTACTAGCCCGGTAGCAATCGGTACAATCAGTCAAGTAGTAATTGCTGGCAATAACAACTCTGGATATATCCAATAAAAATTTCATGCTCGTTTATTCTGTATAAGTAATATACAAAATATATTTTTAAAAGGAATAAACATGCATGAAATAGATGAGATGCTTAAATTGCAATTGGAAGGATATCACAAAGAGGCTCGTGTACTTTCTGATAAATTAGAGGCGATTGGCGCAGATAAAATTCTTGACCCAAAGGGCGAGAATACGCAAGACATTTGGATGAGACATTGTTTCAATCGTGGATGGTTCTTAATTCAAGATGGTGATTATCAAGGTGGTTGTAAACTATTAGAAAATGGACGTTTTCTAAATGTGTATGGAAGTCCTCCATTACGTACAGATGCTCCTATCTATAATCCTGAACAACACAAAATTGAAGGTAAGAACATTATTGTATCACTTGAAGGTGGATTTGGTGATGAAATTATTCACGCACGTTTTGCAAAATCATACAAAGATTTAGGTGCAGATAAAGTATACATCGCTTGTGCACCAGAGTTAGTTAGTGTGCTTGAACGTATGGAAGGCGTTGAAAAATGTATTTTACGTAACGAAGCACATACAGTACCTCATGATTTCTGGGTTCCAGGCTTTAGTGCAGGCTGGGTAGCAGGTCATACATTTGATAATTTCCCAAATCAACCTTATCTAACACCACGTGCTGATAGTGTTGAAGTATGGAAGGGTATGATCAATAGTGATAAAATTAAAGTAGGTATTCGTTGGGCAGGCAATCCTAAATTTGAACATCAACAATTTAGACGTTTCCCTGAGAACTTCATTACTAACTTATCTAAGTATCCTGAACTACAAATCTATAGTTTGCAAAAAGATCACAACTTAGTTACATTGCCTGAAGGTGTAACCGATTTGCAACACTTCTTGATTAGTTGGGAAGATACTATGGCTGCTATTGCAAACTTGGATATTGTTATTACAAGTTGCACAAGTATTGCACATATTTCAGCAGCAATGGGTAAAGAAACTTGGGTAATGGTCCCCGTACTACCCTATCACACATGGACATATGGTTCACCTGAAAATACTGGAAGTCCATACTACAACTGTGTTAAGTTATTCCGTCAAGTTGAAAAATCAAAATGGAATGTACCTTTCCAAGCAATGTATGCGGCACTAGAAGAAAAATATAGTTTAGAGCATATTGAAATGCCTAACGAAGACCGTGTAACAAAACGTTTGAACATGGGTTCTGGCTTCAATAAGATTGATGGATTTGTAAATGCAGATATCAGCCCAGTTGTTAAACCTGATGTACAAATTGACTTTGATCAATTCCCCTGGCAATTTGCAGACAATGAATTTGATCACATTGTAGCTAAAGACATCTTAGAACATTTGGGTGAAACTGGTGAAGACTTTATTAAAGCTCTTAAAGAAATGTATCGTATCAGTCATAACGGTGCTATATGGGAAGTACAAAGCCCACACTGGCGTTGTGATACTGCACTAGATGATCCTACGCATAAACGTTTGATTACAATGGGTATGTTTAATTTATTCAATAGACGTTTGTTAATGGAAAAATTCAACACCAAAGGTAGTGATAGTCCATTAGCGTTTGAGCATGACATTGATATTGAGATTTGTGACATGCAATTTGATTATATCCCACAATGGCAACAAAAATTACAATCACGTGAGATAACTGAAGATGAATTAAATTATGCATTAAATCACTTCAATAATGTTGCACTAAATGCAAAATATTTAATACAGGTTCACAAACCACCTCGTATTGATAATTCTGAATATCAAACACTAGTTGATAAGATTTTAGAGCAACCACCACAGATTTTAACAAATACACCAACAAGTAAATAATGTTAAAATTATTTCGTAGTAATGATACTTTAGTAGAAAGTGCCTATATTATTACTGTTAGAGGAAACCCTAATAGTGAACGATATAGTGCACGTTCTCAGCAAAGTTGTATGGATGTAGGCATGCCATTTAAAGTGTGGGATGCCTACAATGGCACTGGTTCTGATAATCAAATTGTTGCACCAAAACACTTAGAACATGATAGTGTAATGAGCATGCTTAAAATTACTGATCATTATATGACACGTGGTGAAGTTGCATGTGCATTGAGTCATATAAGTCTTTGGGTTCATTGTGCTACAATGGATAGACCTATCGTTATTCTTGAGCATGATGCAATCATGTGTAAAAAATTTGAAACAATTGATAATTACAACACGATTGTTTATTTAGGTGGCAATGAGTGGAAGAATCTTGGTTGGAAAATATATCCCATACCCCCACATGCTAGTGAAGGTCCTAATTATTTGTTTATTTGTCGTGCACATGCATATGCAATTGATCCTGCAATGGCAAAAAATCTGATAGCTTATGTTATTAAAAATGGATTAAATGCTCCATTAGACATTATGTTAAGAGCAGATTTATTTAATATTAGTCATCAAGGTTTATATGCGTATGATAACAGTATTGACAAAGTTGATACAACCATAAAGGCTCGTCCCTTAGAAGGTCGTAGTACAAAACGTAACGATAAATTAGAGTGGTAATTTAAAAAGATAAGTACATTTGTTATGAATGTATTTCAATTAAATTACGATACTAGGCTTCAGGCTTGGTATGACCTCAGAAAACAAATCGAAAATTCCATACTAGAAATTAAATGTATAGAAACTGACAAGTTTTGGCAACGTGCCCCGCTTGTCAGTAATCATTTACATTTGTATGATCAAAATCAATGGCCCAATCCATGGGAATTGTTGGTAGAAAACACATATTGTACGGTTGCAAGAGCATTAGGAATATGCTATACTCTATTATTGATTGGTGTAGATTCACTAAAGATAGCCGAAGCAACGGATAATATGGGTGATGATGTAATATTAGTCCTAGTTGATAACGCAAAATATATACTTAATTACCATCCCGATACCGTAATAAGTAATAGTCTAGCAGATTTTACCATCAAACGTACCATAGATATTGACAATATCAAACAAAAATTATTATAATAGGCATACAATGACAATACAAGTAGTTAAACGTAACGGGGAGAAAGTTCCTCTAGATATTTCAAAAATTCAAAGACAAGTAGCATATGGTTGCAGAGGGATCGATAATGTAAGCCCGAGCATGATAGAAATTTCAGCACAGATTCAATTCTTTGATGGAATGACAACTAAAACAATTGATGAATTGTTGCTTAAAGCAATGGTTGATTTGATTGATGAAAATGAAAATCCTGATATCAATAACGTAAACTATCAATATGTAGCAGGTAGACAAAAAGTCAGTATGTTACGTAAAGAAGTTTATGGCACCTATACACCTCCTAGTTTATATGAGATTGTTAAAAGCAATACAGAACTAGGAATGTACACAACCGATTTATTAGAATGGTATACCAAAGAAGAATGGGATATCATTGATTTGTTTATCGACCATGGCAAGGACGAAAATTACACCTATGCGGCTATTGCTCAATTATGCGAAAAGTACTTAGTGCAGAACCGTGCCACTGGTCAGATATTTGAGACACCACAAATACGTTATGCCATCGCTGCTGCAACGGCATTCCATAATGAACCTAAAGAGAAAAGATTAAAATATGTTAAAGAATATTATGAGTGTGCGAGTGATGGTCATTTTACTTTGGCTACTCCCGTTCTCGCCGGTCTTGGCACTACTACTAAGCAATTTAGTTCATGTGTGCTTATTAGCAGTGATGACACACTAGATAGTATTTTTGCCGCAGGTGAGATGATGGCAAAGTATGCTAGCAAACGTGCTGGCATTGGATTAGAGATTGGAAGAATTCGTCCAGTAGGAGCTCCCATTCGCAATGGTGAAATCAAACACACAGGTATGATTCCGTTTTTAAAGAAATGGTTTAGTGACTTACGTTCATGTAGTCAAGGTGGAATTCGAAACGCAAGTTGCACAGTTACATTTCCAATTTGGCATGCACAGTTTGAAGATTTGATTGTGTTGAAAAACAATCAAGGTACTGAAGAAACACGTGTTCGTCAAATGGACTACTCAGTGGTAGTCAACAAGATGTTTTGGAATCGTTATAAGAATAATGAGAACATGTCATTGTTTGATCCACATGAAGTACCTGATCTATATGAAGCCTACTATAAAGATAGTGCAGAGTTTGAAAAACTATATTTAAAATATGAACAAGATAAGACAAAGACGAAAAAGGTTATATCAGCGGTTGAAATATTCAAAAATGGAATCCTTAAAGAGAGAACTGATACAGGCAGAATTTATCTTGTCAATATCGACAATGTTATCTCGCAAGGAAGTTTTGATACCACACTTAACCCAATCTATCAAAGCAATCTCTGCCAGGAAATATTATTACCCACAAAGCCTTTTCAACGTATCGAAGATGATACAGGACGAATTGCTTTGTGCACTCTTGGTAGTATAAATTGGGGAGCATTTAAGAACCCACAAGACATGCGTAAAGCATGTAGAGTATTAGTTCGTAGTTTAAGTAATCTGCTTAGTTATCAAGACTTTCTATCAGTACAAAGTAAGTTGGCTAACTTAGATTTTGAACCACTAGGTGTAGGTATTACCAATCTAGCATACTGGCATGCAAGACGTAGTTTCAAATACGGTGAAGCATTAGCATTAGCAGAAGTTAAACGTTGGATGGAACATCAAGCATTTTACTTAACAGAAACTAGTGTTGAATTAGCACAAGAAAAAGGTGCATGCAAATTAAGTGCACAAACTTTTTATGGTAAAGGTGTATTTCCTTGGGAAAGACGTAACCCCGGTGTAAACGAGTTAACAGACTTTACACCAAGTAGCAATTTAGATTGGGAAACACTTCGCCAAAATCTATTGCAATATGGAATCAGAAATGCTACACTAATGGCTATTGCTCCTGTAGAAAGTTCTAGTGTTGTACTGAATTCAACAAATGGTATTGAAATGCCAATGGAACTTATTAGTGTTAAAGAAAGTAAAGCTGGTAGTTTTGTACAAGTAGTTCCAGAATACAAACGCTTAAAGAACCGCTATCAATTGATGTGGGATCAAAAAGATTGTATTGAGTACTTGAAAACGGCATGTGTATTGGCTGTCTACGTAGATCAAAGTATCAGTACGAACACATTCTACAATCCTGCATATTTTGCAGAAGGTAAAGTTCCAGGAACACTAATTGCTAAGAATTTAATGTTAGCATACAAATGGGGACTAAAGACTGTTTATTATAGTTTAATTAATAAAGTAGGCTCTAAGGTTGCGTTAGAAGAAACTAATAATATTATACCATTCATTAAGCAAGACATTGCAGATGATGATGAATATTGTGAAAGTTGCGTATTATAAAATTGAGATTTAAATGAAAATTGCTTTTTCTGAAGATTTGACAGACGAACAAAAAGTACAAATACTGTTTAATTACTATAACGTTACTGAAACAATTGACATTAAACCAGATGACTATCCTTTGATAGTATTGGCTTTAAATCAAGATGATGTGGCTAGTGTGATAATAGATGAAGAAAAGCAATTGGTTATAGAATATTACGGAGACACATGGGACACATCGGATAATTATGAGTAAAGAACAATACAATTTAAAAAAACAAACAAACTATCTACAACGTAAAATGTTTTTGGACCCTGAAGGTCCTGTTACAGTTCAACGTTTTGAAGAAGTAAAATATCCCAAACTAGCAAAGTATGAAGAAACTGCAAGAGGTTTCTTTTGGGTACCTGAAGAGATTTCATTAACAAAAGATAAGATTGATCACAAGGAGAGTAGTGATGCTATTAAGCATATATTTACTAGTAATCTTTTACGCCAGACTGCGCTTGACTCGATACAGGGCCGTGCACCGGCACAGGTGTTTGGACCAGTGATTAGCATTCCTGAACTGGAAGCATTAGTAAGTAACTGGAGTTTCTTTGAAACAAATATTCATAGTAAATCTTATAGCCATATTATTCGTAATGTTTATGGTGTACCAAAAGATGAATTTAACAAGATACACGATACACAAGAAATTGTAGGAATGGCTTCTAATATTGGCATACACTACCAAAATTTGCATCAACTAAATTGTATTAAAGAATTGGGACAAGATGTTCCGGAAAAAGATTATATACGTGCAATTTGGTTAGCATTGAATGCAAGTTATGCATTAGAGGCATTACGTTTCATGGTAAGTTTTGCAACAAGTTTAGCAATGGTTGAAAATAAAATTTACATTGGTAATGGAAATATTATTAGTTTAATACTGCAGGATGAATTATTACATGCTGAGTGGACTGCTTGGTTAATTAACAACGTAGTTAAAGATGATCCAAGATTTACCAATGCAAAAATAGAATGTGAAAATGAAGTATATGAAATGTATTTGGATGTAATACGTGAAGAAAAAGAATGGGCAGACTATCTATTCAGTAAAGGTGTTGTGATTGGATTGAATGCTGAAATTCTTAAAGACTTTGTAGATTATACAGCTTTTGTTAGATTAAAGGATATAGGAATTAAATATGCAGAGAATCATCCTAAGCACAGTCCTATTCCATGGTTCAACAAACATGTAAATATCAATAAAAAACAGTCAGCACTACAAGAAACAGAATCAACCAATTACGTAATTGGTGTTATGAGTGATGTAGTTGAATATGATGAATTACCAATATTATAAGGAGAATAAAATGAAAGCAGTAGTTTGGAGTAAGTATCATTGTACATTTTGTGAGCAAGCAAAAGCATTATTAGAGAGTAAAGGTATCCCTTACGAAGAAAAGAAAATTGGTGATGGGTACACTAAAGAAGAATTATTAGAGGCAGTGCCAACTGCTCGCACAGTACCACAGATTTTCTTAGACGGAGAACTGATTGGTGGGTTCACAGAACTCAAAGCTAAATTAACAGAAAGCAATTAATGAATTTTGAAATTAATACAGTTTATACAATTAAACTAAACAGCGGAGAAGAGTTGATAGCTAAAATTACTGAAATACAAGATAATTTTATAATCATTACTGATCCAGTTAGTGTTGCCCCCGGTCAACAGGGTGTAGGATTAATTCCTAGCATGTTTACTGCTGATCCAGACAAACCTGTGACACTAAATACTAATAATATTGCTTTTTATGCACATACAGAAGATAGTGTAAAAATGAAATATATTCAAGCAACTACTGGAATTACTGTTCCAGAAAAGAAAATTATACTAGGATAATATGCCTCAATTAAGTCGTAAGGGTGATAAGAATCAAGAAGGTGGTGCAATTGTACGCGGAGCCGCCACTGTGTTTGCAAACAATATCCCTGTCGGCTTGCATGTTAGTCCTATAACACCGCATAGTCCTTGGGGAAATCCTCATCCACCGCATGAAAGTGCAAAAACAACTTCAGCAAGTCCAACAGTATTTGCTGAGAATGTACAAGTACTTAAAGTAGGTAGTGGCAATGATTGTGGTCATAGTATAGTTGAAGGCAGCCCGGACGTCTTTGTACCATGAGTTTAACAGGTAAATATTCTCCACTTAATTTAAATGCATTAAGTTCTTTTGTTCAAAATACTGGTCTAACAGTAAATCCTACAACTAAGGGATTTGTTGGCACTTATACAGGTACTGATCTTGCAAATGGTACATATGCTCAAGGTAGTATAGTATCAGGTGTATTAGCCAGTTTACCTGCAATATTTAAAAAAGCATTTGATTTAACATACCCAATCGTTAATGCTGCCGATATGGTAAAGGGTACAAACTATATAATTAAAACCATTGGAACACCTGTACCATCTGATTATACAATGTCAGGTAGTAAATCAAATAAACCAGGTACTGAATTTCTTGCAAATGGTATTAATGTAGGTGATGGTAAAGTTTATGATGAATCTGACAACAGTACCATTAGAGTTGCTACATATAATAAATTGATTTCAATGGGAAGTGGTGTTTGTGAAATTTTAGGTAATAGTAAACCTAGTAACTATACTAGAACCATACCTAGAATAGAAACTAGAAATGGATTCTTAGCACAGTATGCTATGCAAGCATATAAAGAATTTTTTATCAACACAGGTTCATATGCTGACTTTTTTAGTACATTTAATACTTGTGTTAGTTTTAGAGATCAACACAATAAAGTAATCACTAGTCTAGTTGCAGGACAAACTTACTTGGATGGTGCATATAGTAATATGAATAATCTAATAAGCAGTGATATTACAGGTGTTAACTCAAGTACATTTTATTGGGGGCAGGATTTGATTGCTAGTGGTCGTGTTATTGATTTGGCGTCAATTGATAAGTTTGGACAACCAGACAATTTATTACGTACATTGAATGCAAATAAAGCAGTAACACCTTCATTAAATTTAGCATTGATTAGTGTAGGATTTACACAAACTGATATCACTGGACTTGTAAATGGCATACCTGCAACAGATGACCAACAAAAATCTTTGTATGCCGCATTTAATTTAATTGTCAATAGTGATTTAGCAAACATTTTGATACCATTAAATTGTAGCACTCCTGGATTAAACTCATTAGCAGATTTGTTAGATCCTAAAAAATTATTCCCTTCAAGTTATGAAAGTTTGACTTATCCTAAAGCTAATCCAATCGTATTACCTACTAATAGCAAGACTTACTTTTTATTATACAAAAACGGTGGAGTGAATAACGATGATACATTAAACTTAGGTACAAAACTAAGTAGTTATTTGCCAAACGATTTGGCATTTGTTTGTGATGGATTCAGTAAAGCAATGATGCAAGTTAAAAACATCAAGGCTATGAATATAGAAAAATTTAGTCAAGCAGTTGCAAATCTTGAGAATGTCAATGGTTTAAATGTCAATGGTTCAAATATACCCACTGATCCTGTAGTTACAGGACAAGCGTCAACATTATTAGCATTGGGCTCAGGAGACAATGGTCAATATACAGTACGAGATTTCTTTGGATGTATGACAAATTTTTATCCTTTAAAAGATTTAAATGATGCAGTTGTAAATATTAATTCGTTTAATGTAACAACACTTTCTACAATCTATTCTAATATGTTATCACTGTTAAATAGCGATCATGCAAATGATAGTGATTTAAACACGTTGATTACAGAGGCAAACACAGAAATACAAAATATATATAATGCTAATCGTACAACATTGGATGCATATAATCTTATGTATAACAATTTAGCGGCTAGTTTACAGTTAGAGCAAAACGCTAGAGACTTGGCCTTGCCTACTGGAACTGATACACTATCAACTACTGTGCAAGAAGTATATGGATTCATAGATAATTTACTAAAGTACGCGGTCGATATTGATCCTTATCAATCAGTTGCTACATTAGAAAGCATTAGTGACATAACCACTATAGGTGGAAATAGTTTAATTGCAAGTATGCGTGAACTTAGAAATGCTAATAGATTAGCATTAATCGGTGGTGAGTTAGATAACGATGTTGAAATACCTAAATTAAAATTAAAACCAGCAAATGGTTCTTTAGCAAAAGTCCCAGTGTTAGATACAAATGGTAACTCAGTAGTAACAACAGTGGTTATTAATACTGGTGCCGCAACTACACCGGGTAGTACAGGTGGTAGCAGTTCAACAACATTGATTCCTGATACACTAAATGTTATAAATTTAAATAACACAGTTGTATCACCTATACTGTCGCCTAGCACGGCTGTCAACGATGTTACATTATGTAACTGTGATTGCTGGGAATTACTTAAGAATAATATTACATATTAAGTCTTGGGTAGTCTTGACAATATTCAATGAATATTGTTTTCAATGAAAGGAGTAGCATGACACTACTAAAATTCAAAAATTTATTGTCATTAATGTTTATAACATTATGTTTGACTATGACCTTTAATAGCCAAACAAGAGATGACATTTTAAAAATGGAGCAACGTGTTGCACATAGAGTTGATCCAAAACAATTGGCATGCTTAGCCACAAACATTTTTTATGAAGCTGGACATGAAAGTACAGAGGGAAAAGCTGCAGTTGCACGTGTGGTAATGAATCGTGTGCACAGTGGATTTGGAAATACTCCCTGTAAAGTAGTATACCAAGCTACCGTAGTTCACAAAGATGATGAAGTTATTAAAATGTGTCAATTTAGTTGGGTATGTGAGGGCAAGGGCATTCCCAATACACATGATATACAATACCAAAATAGTTTACAAGTAGCGTATGATGTGTTAGCATTTGATAGTTACAAAGAAGTACTCCCTAGAAGTGCATTATTCTTTCACAATCTATCCGCATCTATTGATTCTTCATGGCCTTACCATAAGATAAAACAAATCGGAAATCATATATTTTATAGCAAACAAAATGGAAAAAATAAACAGTAGCCCTGAACGATATACTTTTCAAAAAGAAAGGTACATCAAACGTTGTGAAGAAAAAGGTAAAGAGCCTAACCCAGACTATATTGAGATGTACAAGACTTGGCGAGAACAAGAGGCAGAAAAGCTTGTAGATCCTGATTGGCAAAAAGATAATATGGAATATGATTTGCGTAGCACTAAGTGGATTTGTGATAAAGTAAAAGAAAGTAACAGTTACGCACAAAACTTATATGCATCCATGTGCAATAGAGACTTCATTAAAAATGATGTATGGCCTATTCTTACTGAAGAAACTTGGGGTTGTAGTTGGAGACATGCTGGTGGAATTGTTGCCGACATGCAAGAAAAGGGTGACTACATTGATTGGTACTGTAGTGGTATAGGAGAAGAAGGCTCAGGATATGGATTAGATAGTGTTAAACCTGTTACAGATGAATCTGGGCGTACTTATGTTCCAGAAGGTTTGGTAACCGAAGAAATTGAACAAGATTTATTAAAATTAGGCTGGATAGTTTGTCCTGATGATAATTATAAAGAATAAATACTGAATACAGTTTTTTTAAAAGAGGATATAAATGAGTCATTTCGCAAAAATAAATGAAAATAGTATAGTAACACAAGTTCTAGTAATAGAACAAGATGTTGTAGATACAGGATTGTTTGGAGATCCTGTAAGTTTTGTTCAGACTAGTTATAACACAAGAGGTGGAGTACACTATGGACAAGATGGAAATCCAGACGGTGGTGTAGCATTGCGTGGTAATTATGCAGGTATTGGTTATACTTATGATAAAGAAAATGATGTATTTTACGCACCAAAACCATTCCCAAGTTGGACAATAAGTGAACCAACATGGTTATGGAAACCACCTGTTGAAAAGCCTGATGGTTCAAACCTACAATCAGGTCAATTCTATGTATGGAATGAAGAAATACTAAATTGGGAAATACACCCAAAAGTCGTGATTCCTGGTTGACATTAAATAAAAAACAATATATAATAAGCATATATTTTGTAACAGGACTAAATAGAATTACTATGATGAATAAAACTTGTAACCAATTGATGAAACATAATACTTTATGGGCGACCATAGAGTCATTTGTACCATCATATCCTACAAGTATTCGTGGCACAAATTTTGTTCTAGATCAAAGAGGGCCAGGGAATAGATAAAAGTTCATCATATAACTAAATTCTAAACCCTGGGAATCTAAAAGTTCTCAGGGTTTTTTGTTTAGTGTTGTAAGAAAACAACAAATGAGGTTTGACAAGAAATGAGAAAAGAAGTAGAATACAAAACTGATAAATTACGATGGCGAGAGTATACTCACTTAACTCCTGAAAAAGTCAAGGAATTGATACAAGAGAAGTTAAAACGAGCAACTCTTTTAGCCGAGTCTAATAGAAAATTGATAGAACGATCAAAATCTATGTAAGACAAGTGTGTGATAGTAACGAGGACTACGCTAGACACTATAATAACTAGCAAACGGGCGGCCTTGAGGATGAAGTCTCTTTTGTGAGATGAAAAATTCAAGCGTATTAAAAAGCATAGAACTGACATGGGCTGAGATGCCGCAAACTGTGCTTTTTAATACACACTTTGGGATAAACATTTAATATGCCTGAACAGTATATTAACCCAGAGTGTTTACAAATTTATTGGTCTATGGTGAAATGGTATCACAACGGATTTTGATTCCGTCGTCCTTGGTTCGATCCCAAGTAGGCCTGCCAAACATGCGTCTGTAGCTCAGTTGGATAGAGTACTTGGCTACGAACTAAGGGGTCGTGGGTTCGAATCCTGCCAGACGCACCAAGTTAATTGTTAACAAAAGCGATAAAATGAAGTGGCCCTTCGGCCGAACTATTAGGTAATTTGACCCCATATTTCTTGGATGTATCGTGACTAGTGATAGTTATACGACGGGTCTCTTAGCCGGAGAATGAACACAGATATGGGGAGGGCGAAAAGGTCGAACCCTCTTAAACGTGTGATAGTATTTGTTAACAATTATTTAATATGGTGATATAGCTCAGAGGAAGAGCAGATCCTTCATACGGATAAGGTCGTTAGTTCAATTCTAACTATCACTACCAAAATTCTGAGATAGACGATAAGCTTGAGTCCCACTTAGCATAACATATCATGGGGTATGTGAAAACGCCAGGCTGCTATTTGTGGTAGTTAAACTCGCTTATACGAGACAATCACATGAGTCCTCTCAGGAGGATAGTGTGGCTCTCAGAAATCTTTTTTATGGTGGCTGTCGTCAAGCGGTTAAGACCTCGGATTGTGATTCCGATATTCGTGGGTTCGATTCCCATCAGCCACCCCAAATGTCGCCTTAGCTGATGTGGTCATAGCGTCGGTTTGAAGCACCGAAGAACGGGGATCAAAACCTCGAGGCGACACCAATACAAAATACCCCAATGGCGCAACTGGAAGACGCACTCTCTTCAAAAGAAAGATGTTGAAGGTTCAAATCCTTCTTGGGGTACCAATATTGGGTCTTTAATTCAATGGATAGAATACCATGTTCCGATCGTGGTTATACAGGTTCGATTCCTGTAGGACCCACTCGTAGTAACTAAATAGTAGTAGTGACTATACCAAAAAGGAGTTTAATCGTGGCAGTATTAGCACTAGATGTGTCAGGAGTTCCCCGTAAGTGGATCTCATACGATGACGCAATTACCTACCATGCAAAAAACTCAGTAGCATGGGCAATGGGTGAAGTCATTGCAAAGTATCGTGGTGGAAATCAAAAGAATGGTGAGATGAGTTACCTTGAATCTACTAGCATTATTGCT